ATTCCTGACAAAATTCCACACTTCCGAAGTCGTCCATTCCAGTATCGGAGATAATAATATTTTATCCTCTCCTTTAATACATTGCATTGTGATTTCTTTATGTGATATTCTGCTTCTTGATTCTGTTTTTCTAACTCCAGTGATAACGACTGATTTAGTTCCACTCACTTCTTTAATTAACCGACAGCAAAACCTTCGGTTTCTCATCGGTAAAATCCCATTTTCCTCTATCAATTTAAACATTGATTTTTCAGGCCTATGCCAGATAACATCTGGATATTTTTCATGGATGAATCTCAAAACCTCTTTGGGATCGACTGTCGTACAACTAAAATGAGCCTTAAATTTTACCCCCGCCATTTTGCATAATTCATAAATAACTTGTGAATCTTTACCTCCTGAAAATGCCAGATAATAACCTTCCGGATTCATCTTGAGGGCAGTTGCTTCGCGTTTCTGTAATAAGTCAATGCTATATTTTATTTTATCTGCAATCATAATTCCAGCGTTTTCACTATTGATTCAGGAAGTCGCTTAAGAACCCAATCGGGTTCCCTCTGACACTTCCAAGCTAAAAATTGCATTATAAGTAAACTGTCTCCATTCTGCAATGTAACGCTTACAGTCGGAAAGTTCTTAGCAGCCGTATCTCTATACCGTCGCTTTCTTTCCTGCGTATCTATGCCTCGCATTACAAGACTGAGATAAGCCTGCCACTGTACCGGGACGACTTGAATAAATGGTATCTTGACAATCCGGAGAACAGTTGTAACTTCATTCAGGTTTCTCACAAGCTTCTCAATCCCGAACTGCCTCCCATCGGAATTGTCCGACCTCCATAGATTTACCTTCTCCACACAGGCAATCGGACATTTCGATATATCCCTGAGATATATAAAGTAAGTGTTGAGTTCATCTACTGTTCCCGGCATTTTTACTGAAGTAACTCGGTCAGCCGATACAGACGAGATTGCTCCCATTTTCCCGGGGTCTATGCCAATATATCTGTCAAATTTCATTTTTGATTAAGTTTAATTTCCTGTCTTAAAGACTGCATATTATCATCTACATACTGCTTAAGGCCTCCGTACAGCCTCCCTTCATCGTACATATATATCAAATATTCAGCTGGAACGTTGGCTAATTTCTCCCCTCGGTGCTTACCGAATGGCATTATCGAATTATCATCAAATTCTTTCATAATCTCGTATTTGGTAAAACACATTCAGGACTATGTAATCTTAAATTTCCAAATCTGTCATAGTAAACTATCTTTCCAAATCCGGGATCATATATTTTTTTAGCATTGCATCTTGTACATTTATGCTTTCTAAATCCCGGAATTTTTTCCCATTTATGTCTGATTAACTTTCCCATTTTAAAAAGGTTCTTTTTTGTCCTTAACTGATTCTGTGAAGTCTATCGCCTCCTTATCTGATACCGGAAATACATCCTCTACAGGCAATCCCCACTGCATACAATCATCACTTACCCTTACATCTATTGAGTCCGTCCTTCCGTTTCGATTTTTTGCTACATCAATTCTCGCCATTTCGCTGAGGTCTCGGTTATTCTCGTCACTTAACATTCCAACCATCCTGTAACGAATCGGGAATATTACAATATCCGCATCCTGCTCGATCTCCCCGGAATTTCTCAGGTCTGATAGTTTCGGAAATTGTATTGCTCGCATTTCCGGAGAACGGTTTAGCTGTGCCAATGCTATGACTGCAACTTTACAATCCTTTGCTACCTGTTTGAACATCTTTGATATTGAACCGTATTTTTCACTCATATTATCCTTATCGTCAGATCCGGTAAATAGGTTCAGGTAGTCACAAATTACGACCTCTATTCCATACCTCTTTTTTGCTCTCCTTACTTTTGACCGGAACTCGTAAATTGTCATGTGTGCCGAGTCATCAATCCAAAGAGGAGTCTTCGAGTTGTCATGCAATGCCTTTTCTATCCTGCTCCATATTATGTTGCGTCCTCGCTTCAAATCGTAAGAATCATGCCCGGTTTCCGAGGTTAGGTATCTTTCCCCGAGCTGTGCGTCTGTCATCTCTAAGGAGAACAACAAGGCCGGATGCTTCAATTGTGCAGCAAACCTTGCAAATTGAATTGCTAAGGCACTTTTCCCCATCGAGGGACGAGCTGCAATTATTATCAAGTCTCCCGGTTGCCATCCCATAGTAATCCTGTCAAGTTCTGTAATTCCGGAAGGAACTCCGATTAGTTCACTTTGTGCAGATTCTCTTATTGCAATGGTATCTGCAATTCTTTTCAGTATTATGCCAATAGTAACTGCCTCCTTTTTATTTGCTGTATCTCCGAGTTCATAAAGTTCCTTCTCGGCATATTCCAAAAGATCTTCCGTTTCAATCATTGGGTCAAAGCCTCGGGTCTGTAGCTCAGTCCCTATCCTTATCATTTCCCTTTGTATGTATGAGGTTTTTATAATATGGCAATGCTGAGGAACCATAGCTGTCGAGACTATTTCCTTTGTCAATCTGGTTAAGTATATTGGTCCTCCACACATCTCAAGTTCTGAAATATCCCGGAGGTGGTTAGTAACTGAAACTAAATCTGCAAACTTACTTTTCTTATAGAGTTCTAATGCAGCTGCATATATTTTTTGGTGTGCATCTTTGTAAAACATTCCCGGAGTTAAAATTTCAGCAACGTCATCTATGCAGGATGAGTCAACCAAAACCGCTCCGAGTACTGCTTCTTCAACTTGTGTTGACTGAGGTGGTACTTTACCGAAGTCCGGCATTGTAAAACTCGAATTACGAGAGGTGGTTTTTTCTGTCATTATTGATTTCTCTTAAGTTTACTTTTCCTTTTATTATCGCTTTATTTTCATCTTTAAACCAAACCGCTACCATTTTCCCTTTCCAACTTTTTATCGGCTTATCCCTGGAATCGTGCCATTCCATTTCTGAATAGTACAGGAAAGCTTTTTTTGCAATATCCTTCCTGTAGCCTTTTTCCTCAAAGTAGTTTATTACTTCTTCTTCTGTAGGTGGAATAAACTTCTTCTTCTTTTCATTTTTATTTATATTCTTATTTATATCTTTATTTATATTTTCATTTTCATCTTCTAAAGGCATTGCCGTGGCATTGCCGTGGCATTCGTCCTTATTCCATCTTTTTTTAGCATTTTCACTCTGATTTGTAATGTGCTTAGCGCGTTTTTCCTTCTCAATTCTTAGTCTTTTGTTATAAAAAATACCATCTTCCTCAATGAATTTTTCCTGCAATTTATTCCAGCATTCAAAGTCGCCATTAAGAATTTCTTTTATTGTCTGAAGCGTTAAAGTTCCTTTGTCGGCCTGATAACACAATAAGTCCATATAAGCGCCCTTTTCACGTCTGTTTAAAAAGTACGTGCCGACAAGCCAGTCCTGATAATAGAATAAAAAGGCGGGGTCTTTCATATTAAATATTTGCGATATAAGTTTTTAAGATTATTCATAGGAATAAGGTAATTGAATGTTGTTTTCTGTTTATCTGTCTCAACAATACAATACCTTAAATTTTTGCCAGCTATTGAAACCCATTGTCCTATAAATTTTCTTAAGAGATTAAAATTGAAAATAAAAGTTTCCTTAGATTTTGGGTTTCTTATGATTAACTGTTGTGCTGGAGATCTCCACCCCCATCCTAAATAAAACCAATGATCAATAGCAAAATGATTAATGCGGTTGCATTCAAATAAAAAATTACCAGATTCGCTTATATATTTATCAGATTTAATTTCAGCCAAAACAATATTGCCATCTATCGTTTCAATTCCAAAATCAACATCTATTCTCTGAGCAAGTCTAAATTCCCTAAAGTCAATAATGGAATTACCCCTTATTTTAAGCCATTCAAGAATAATCTGCTCATTCTCTGTGCCAATCCTCATTAATTCACCATCATAAGATTTTTCAGTCCTTATATTTGGTTGCCCCAACTTTTCCATCCTTGTTTTGTTTGCCTTGCGAATAATTCACAATAATAACTTTCATCTAATGGACCCGGATACATTTTTTCAATAAAATCATAAACTGTTTCAGGTTTTTTACTGTGTTTAGATTCTCTTTTTGCTTCGAAACATGAATCAAGTCTTTCAATTGGATGGGGTGTTTTTACTTTTACCCCAATAAATAATAATTCATGTTTGGATTTCAACCACCATCCTTTACCTCTTCCCCTATCTTTAATCCGAGCCATATTAGTTTTGTATTGAAACCCCCATCCTTCTAATACCTGAATAGCTTCCGGGATTAATGGATTTGTAGCCCATAAAAATAGGACAGTTGTTTTATCACTTAAATCATTAATTGCTTTTCCAGCCTTGTCTTTTAAATTAATAATTTCTTCATCTGCCATTGTGGGATATTGTGATTCTGCAGATTCTTCAAATCCACTATTACTATATTGCCAAGGTGGATCAGCATAAATAACAGCAAATTTTCCAGCAGGTAACATTGGAGTATTAATTTCT